TGCCACTCCGCAACCTCATTGCCACCTCAAGGAAGATCATCCCAAGGATCTTCCCTGATGCCGTGTGGAACAAGTCTGAATGCTCATGGACGTTCGCCACCGGTGAGGTACTGTATTTCGGTCACATCAAGAATATGGAGGATTACGAAAACAAGTACCACGGGCACGAGTACGCCTTTATCGGATGGGACGAGCTGGCAACCTGGCGCGACCCTGACGTCTATGAAGCGATGATGTCGACCCTGCGTACTGCCTTCATTCCTACCAAGCGACAACCCAACATGCCGCCTCTGCAGGTCAGGTCAACGACCAACCCATTCGGGGCCGGGAAATGGTGGGTATACGAGCGTTTTCTTGAAGGTAAACGGCCTGGCGAGATCACCTACAACAAAGACGGTTCGCGGCAACGGTGTGCTGTCTTCGGCACGATCTTTGAGAACACCTACATCAGCAAGAGCTACATCACTAACTACCTGGATCAGATTGCTGACCCGGCCCTCAAGGCTGCCTGGCTGCATGGAGACTGGGAAGCTATCGACATGAGCGCGATGTTCGGCCCAGTGTGGTCTGCAGAGAACCTGATCCTTGACCCATTCGAGATCCCGCCACACTGGAAAACTGACAGGTCGTTCGACTTCGGCCAATCCACGCCTTTCTGCTGCCTTTGGTACGCCGAAACCAACGGCGAAGCAATCACCATCAATGGAAAGCCATTCTGCCCGCCAAAGGGGTCGCTGATCGTGGTTGGTGAGGACTACGGTACTGAGATTGATGCTAAGACCGGCAAGCAAACGAAGTCAGATGCTGGCCTCTACTTGTCCGCTAAACAGATTGGTGAGCGCCTGAAAACACGCGAAAACAAGCTGTTGGAAACCGTCCTCAAAAATCACTCAAAGGTGCAGCCGGGCCCGGCAGACAACCAAATCCACAACGGCAGCAAGGTTGACCACGGCAATGCTCCTACAGTCGCAAAGGAGCTCAAAGCCGCTGGCATGGAGTTCGTAAACTCCGACAAAAGCCCTGGCTCTCGCGTGACCTCGGCCCAGTTGATGTTCGACAGGCTTCATGCCACGAAAACTCAAGACCCGAGTAAGCCTCATATCTACTTTTTCAAGTCCTGCAAGTTTGCTCTCAAAACCCTACCTAACTTGCATCGAGACGAAGATCAGCCTGACGCAGTTGGCAAGGGCCCTGATGACCATGCATGGGATGCGTTGGCCTACAGGCTGACCTGGAAGCGACCGGTGACCGTAGTGCGTGAAGGCTTGCGCTAGCTGGATTAATTCTCAGTAGATGGCATACTGCCGCCATTGGTTCAATGAAAAATGGAGCTACTGGATGAGTTTTTTCAAGGGAAAATTTGAGTCTCTCAGTAACATTGTCTCGGATGCCGTATCGAGCGGAAAGGAAGCTCTGGTTGATGCCAAGGAAAAAACTGTCGATTATTCCAAAAGAGTCGCAGATGGCGTAACTGATGCCTATTCAGTCACAAAAGATAAGGCGTGTGAAGTTGCTGACTCCACCGCCAATAGCAACTTTGTTGTTTCTAGCAAGGAACAATTATCTCTTCTTTCTGACGGCACCAAGGCGAAATACCTTCAGGTCAGTGCTTCGTCGTCGGCTTTCTACGACAGTTCATCTCAGAAGATGAAGGGATATGCAAGCTTTAGTGCGGAAAAGGTCTCCACATACTTCTCACGGACGATGGAAGTTGACAAAGATACAGACCAAATTATCTCCGAGGTCAGAAGCAAGCTTCCTGTGAGGCCTCAGGACGTTGATCATATATTTGAGCAAACTAAACAGGAAGCACTACGTCGAGCAATTGCTTCTTTTTGCTTGGCGCCAGTCATGACTGGGCTGGATAAGGCTAACGAGGCGAAGTATAGCAACCTCTCTGTTGAATATAAGGACTTCAAGAAAGAAAATAACCTGCATGACCATAAAAATTTCGCAGATATGAACGATGGACGTGTTGAGGCTCGGGATACGTTCCAATGGCTGCCAAACGGATACGACACAAGTGCCAACAATACTTTAGATCCATGGTCTACAGATATTGAACATATCATCCCCAAAAAGCAGATATACAACGACTTATTGTTGCGAATTGCAACTAATGATGACGGCATTGTTGACGCAATTAATTTCAAACAAAACTTAATCTATGCTGATGACTCCTTGAACGGCTCTAAGAGCGACAGAGACTTGATCGCTTATATCGAGCGCTATGGTCGCCGCGATCCAAATGATCCAGATACGATCACCTTCATCATCGGAGAGAGCAACAAGGAGGTTACGATCAGTGAAAAAGACGCACTTGAAAAATATGAGAAAGCCCAAGAGCAGCTCGCATCAATCCGGATGCAGGCACTAAAAGAGATAGGCCTCTCTGTAGCTGACGCAGGAGCCAGGATGGCTGCACAGCAAGTCGTTGGCGTCATTGTCGCTGAAACCGTCGACATATTTGTTGATGAGATCAAGGACATAACACAAAAGGGACTAATTACTGACAAGCAAGGTGTGCTCAAAGGACTGGATGAGCGCAGGATTAGTTTGTCAGCAAAGCTTAGTGCTCGTTTTGAAGAGCGAAAAATTATGGAACAAGCGAAGACTGCTGGCATTGAGGGTGGTGTTGCTGGTGTGCTTAGCGCGATACCGCAGATACTTATCTCCATGCTCGTCAAGTTGCCAGCTCTAGTGCTATCGATTATTAGAGAGTGCACCCTTTCTACGGTGCGCTGTGTCCGTGTAATGATCAGTGATGCAACTGATAAATACGAAAGGATATCAGTAGTCTTGTTTGGTGCAGCGTCCACCGTTATAGGATTGTATGTTGCAAACACCTTATCTAAGGCACTGATGGGCGTTCCTCTTTTAAATTTATTCAGCCATTCAGTGGCGGACGTGCTTACTGGTGTATTGATAACTGCAATCCCACTGGCAGCCATCTACGTCTTCGATCAGAACAAAGCTAAGTTTTTATTTCGCCGTGTCGATGTCGAACTTGATGCAGATAGTAACGCACCATTCGAACCAGAACCCATTCCGACGTAGTCAAACATAAAGCCTCTTATAATGTATAATATTTCGATATTTAATTATAAGAGGCATTCAAATGTCCGTTTCAACCAGAACTCTGCGCTGCCAGAAATACTATCAAGACCGTGAAATGATTCGTGCTGTTCGGGGTGGCACCGATACGCTTCGGGCTGCTGGAACAAAATACCTTCCAAGAGAACCTGGGGAAACTGCTGATTCCTACAAGCGCAGACTGGCACGATCATTCCTGTCCAATTACACAGACAAAACCGCTCGAAATCTGGCATCGAAACCCTTCACTAGGCCTATTGTTGTAAAAAGTGAGAAGTATCAGGATCTTGCTGATCAATACATGAAAGCTGTAGATGGTAAGGGGTCTAATCTTAATGGATTGTGCTCTACAGCATTCGAGGACGCACTGTGGAATGGATCGTCATTCATTGCGATTGATGCTGCCGTTGATGGTGGTCGTCCCTATGCATACCATTTGAGCGGCGATAACATCCTTGGCTACAAACTTGATGAAGATGACAGGCTCACCGAAATACGCATACAGGAGAAAGCCATCGTTGCAGATGGAGCATGGGGAGAGAAAGAAGTTTCTCGCATCAGGGTGTTTAAGCGCGACGGAGAGGTTGTGACCTGGTCTCTATATGACGGCGATGAAGGAACTGACGCTGCTATCGTCCTTGACCAGCCGTTTGCACTCAAAGAAATACCTGTGGTAGCCGTGCATTCAGCTGCTGTTATCTCAAGTGGCGAGCTTTTTGCGAATCCACCGCTCAAAGACTTGGTCTACATGAATATTCAGCATTTCCAAGAGTCTTCGGATCAGTCGAACATCCTGAAGATCGCCAAGTGCCCGATCCTGTTTGCGTCCGGGGTGGCGGATGATGCTGAGATCGCTATCGGCTCTGAATATGCGATCAAGGGTGATGTGAATGCTGATCTCAAGTATGTCGAGCACTCCGGGGCTGCGATTGGCTCTGGACGTGATTCGCTAAGAGACCTTGAAGCCAAAATGCAGTCCTTTGGCTCGGATCTTCTTGAGAACTCCGGGGCCGTGGAGACCGCAACCGGGCGAGCCCTGAACGCCGGAGAGAACAACAACAGAATTGCGATGATGGCACTGAACCTGGCTTCGGCAATCGAGAAGGTTTTTGGCTGGATTGCGTACTTCAACAAGATCTCCGAGCCTGACTTTCACGTCGACATCAACACCGAGTACGGAATCAACACCTCTTCTGAAGAGTTCACTGCACTGGCTAATGCGAGGACAATGGGCGACCTATCTCAAGAGGACTATCTCCAAGAGCTCAAGCGTCGTGGGTTGCTCAGGAATAATTTCAGCCTGGCTGACAACGCTGACCGTCTCTCGATTGAGCTGGCATGATGTCCTATACTTGAACCACTAAATACAGGAGCTTCAAATGTCTCGTCTTGCAGAATTCCGTCAGCTTGAAAAACACCTAGCCGAGCAATTGGCTGCCCTCGAAGCCATGAAAGGCGATGAAGGCCTTAAAAAGGAAGTTGAGTTCGAGACCAAGCTTCGTGAATTGCTTGCCAAATATGGCTACAGCCTGCGCAATGTCATCGCCATCCTTGACCCGCAGGCCTCCACTCGCCGCGCTCCTGCTGCAAGCGAATCCAAGGCAGGCACCCGCAAGCCACGCCAGGTGAAAATCTACAAGAACCCACACTCGGGCGAAGTCGTTGAGACCAAGGGCGGCAACCACAAGATCCTGAAGGATTGGAAATCGGAATACGGCTCCGACACTGTGGAATCCTGGTTGGCTAAGTAAGACTGTTTGAGTACAAATGAAGGCCCCCGTGGGGCCTTTTTGCTATGGAGTACGTATGAGCGACGCACAAGATGCTGAACAATTCTCCGGTCTTTGGGCGCTCGCAGGTCGACCTGAACTTTTCGATTCTGCGTATGAACTAGCCGATCTAAGGGATCAGGCGGCTCAGGCTGGGGTCGACCTAAACACGTTCCTAGTGGGCTATTGCCTCGCTGGGGAGCTCGGGAGTCAATCCCCACCTGGGAGAATCCTAAGTCGATTGGCTATCTACCGAAAGGTTAAAGGGTTAGTGGAAGACTATCAGCGCGACCCGACAGATTTATCTTGGATACCTGATCATCAGTCTAAGGAAAGCTATTTGGCCTTGATGAATGAGGCTGTCGACCGGATCGACGATCTCTACGCCGCCACGCTTGAGGAGGTTTCTGGTTACGAACCACCTGGTGGCAATGGCGCCACGATTTGAGTACAAACAACTAGGGCCCTGCGGGGCTCTTTTTTATCAAAGGAGTGATTAGCTTGATTCCACCCCACATATCAAAAGAAAAGATAAAGAGCATACGGGAAGAAAACGAAAACCTGTCGCTCGACTATATTGAAAAAATAGCCACACCCATTCTTACGGAACTTACGGAATGGGCGAACAGCACTGTGTACTCGAAATATAAAGGTCGCATTACTCTGGAGATCCGGCTTCAGGAGAGTGCAGAAGCATGGGCAATCACGAGACCCAGTGATCCTATGAATCCAACCATCAGAATGCATGTGGGGATGCTTAGGGAGATTTATAGAGACGCTTTTGTATTTCCATTGATTTCGCAAATAATTGCAGAAGACTCGTCTACCATTAGCAACTTTAACAAAATCTTTAAGAATCTAGGTTACACGTTCAAATCAGGCGTGCCTCGTGTTCCCGTGAGTCAGCAGACTGAGCTCTTCAAGTTATTGAAGCCTTTGTATGACAAAAATAGACATGAGAAGCTGACTGATGACATGTTGGCCTCGCGCTTTCTAATGTTTGAGCTCATGACTGTTTGGCTGTTCTGCCACGAATTAGGCCATTTGATTCAGCGACACTACCTACTTCAGGTGATTGATGGCGATGAAGACATCTCGTCGATTAGCGAAGCCCAAGATGATCTCGCTCTACACTCCAAGGACACTGACGAGAACTTCTTTCTTAAGTCTCAGGCTCGTGAAATATTGGCAGACCTGGAGGGAGTTGGGCTCGCAGTAACATACATGATCGGAAAAAATCTTCTTTCGGTGCCAAGCATTTACATGTTGCTTTGCGCTCAGGAGATAATGTTCCAAAGATTTGCAGTTATATACCCTGACAACTTTGACATCCCTGATTTAAAGCATCCAAATCCGATAATAAGGAGTGAGTTCGTGCAAGCGTACTCAGTCCATTTTATTCTTGATGCATTAGTCCAAAGAAGGCACATAGCTACGAAGGGGGCCATGGTCGACGGAATGTTGTATTTAAGTAAAAGGTCGTCACTCATGGCCGGTCTCTTCTGGGCTAACCGCTATGAAGTTTTCGATGAGAATAATCGACCGAAGTTTCTGAGGCTGTCGGACGAGAAACATCAAGAGTCAAAATTGAAGTACCTGAAAACTATGGCTCATTGGATTGATGAACAGATTAGCCATATAGAGCCCAATCATCTTATGAGGGAAAATTTCCTGGGGTATTTTCAGGGATTGAAATTATTCAAGCAGCCGGACTCAACAACATCCGATTGATTGATGCCTTACAGGCTGAACCAGTAAATGTAGACACGCTGTCAACCTGCCCCCAATCGCAGTGATTGTAGTATGAGTGCAAATGGGCCCTGCGGGGCCCTTTTATTGATCGCCACTCAATACTAAATTAGTCACTACCAGATGAGCCGATAAAGAGAAGCTGCAATTTGCAAGGATACAAGGAAAAGCAATAGTCCACTGAGGTGCATTAAATGATATGTATCAATGTCGTAGTCTCCTTGCTTTGCTTTTGCCAGGTATTCGCAGCGCAATGATCTGAATGATATTATTGCAGCAGGTAAGATAATCAAACTAAAGGCAAAGGCAAGCATCAGCGTCTCCCGATAACTTTGAATGCGAAAAAGATGTAGGCCGCAACGCCCAACGTGCTAACTGACACAGCCGCAACATAGTAGTTGAACAAAAAACCTGTGTTGATTCTAGCCAGAATTGCTGGAATAGCCCCTAGGGATAGAGTGTTAAGCACGAACAATGCGCATATTCCGCGATCATGAAACAAGCTATCCATCACAGCCGCTGTGATTAAATAAGTAATTTTCCAGCCAGCAAATCCAATCATCAAGACCAGTGCAACTGTAAAAAAAGCTTCTTGCATGGTGGAATCCTTTTGTTATTGTTGTTGTAGATTCATTATTTCAGGGAGCTACTTGGCAAGCAAATTAATCCTTAGGTATTTTATTCGTCGATCACGATTAATGGGGTACGTAAACCCGCAATCTCAGAGATCCTCCTGCTAAGGGCCTTGGCCACTTCGTCAATGACCCCAAGCTTACAAAGCTCCTCAAAACGAGCCTGACCTCTTCTGACAGCAGCCTCTTCTTCAGCAGACATTTTAACGTAGTAGGTCTTAAAGTGACTCAGAATGGCTCTGTAAGACCCCATGTCCCTGCGCCGTGTTGGCTCATATAGTTTGAGTCGCTGACCAGTTCTGTCGTTAGTGAGGCTCGGAAAGCTGTCAACCGTAAATGAATCATCTGGAAGCACCTCAAACTTTCCGTTTTCTAGCTTAGGCAGAAGCTTCGAAAGCTTGCGCTTGGACAGGAGGCCCTTCCTTGTAAGCTCGATGATTGTGTCAGGAAATACCTTGCGATAGTGACAGTTATAGAAGGCATTACTCCCTTGATCTATAAGATCGGATGCAAGATCATCAAACTCTAGATCGTCAATCTCTAAGTAAACATGGTTATTCATACGGCATCACCTTTATTGTTGTTATGGTTTTGTTGTCAAACTAATCATCCCACCGCACCAGGCTTTTGTATTGCTCTCTTGCAGTAATTATCTGGTCGCGAAGTTCTTCCGGATCGATGCTCATGCAGCCTCGAAGCGGGACTTGGAGGGTTTTTAGGGAGTTAGCGGCTAAGATGAACTGCTCTTCCTGGATCTCCCAGACTGTCTTAGTTCGACGCGAGAAGAGCTTCATAATCCTTTCTCCAGTCCGGAATCCACGACAAGTCAGCGTCTGGGCACATCGACTTGAGATTTCGTCTGACCAAATCTTGTACAGAAGTGCTCTCAAAGTTGAACTTGAAGACTTCATGGAGTCGGCTTGCGATTTCCTTGCGATCTTCGGAGTTGAACTGCTCCAGAGCCTTAAAGATGCAGGAGGTTCTGCCTCCATTTAGCACATGAAGATCGTTTTGAATCCTGCTGTAACTTTCGATGATATCCATGACGCTGCCCTTATGAGTCTTAATGCTTGTATTATGCAAAAGGAGACTGCGTGGCGTATATATGGATATTTGATCAGTAGTGAACTTTATCGCTGTATAATCCCATAGCCCCTGAAAACACAGATGCGTATCTCGGCGGCATACTCTTAAATAATTTCCGCAGTTGCTTTGCTAACAAACCTAGGGCAAAGAAAAAGGCCCTGGAGGGCCTACGCTTTCGGAAGCTTTGTCTGCTTTATGATTTCCATGCTGTCCCCATACACGGTTTCATCACACCTGATGAGTATCTGTCTATTGAGCGCCACGACTGTCTCGTTGGTAGCTTCTACTTTGCCATTACCCCAGTTGTCTGAGTCATTCACCATGTAGGCAAGGGTTGGGGAAATGGGGAAATATAGGTCTGTATGCAAGGGTGGTATGCCATTAGGTTTACGATTGAGCACAGAGGGATGAACGTTGATCACCGGGTTGTCACTCGTAATGAACCGGGTATCCGTGTTGTTGATGAGCCAAACCACGTTTTTTGTCTCATAGTACATGGCGGTGCTGTAGCCCATGTTGACTCCTACGAGGATAGCCATAAACCAGTTGTTTTTTTTGATCAGGTCGTTGATCACCTGATTATCTGAGCGAGCCGATGAGTCAACAATGTTACGGAAAACTTTTGTTCGGGAGAACTGGTGGCCCATATAGCTGATCAAGTTGTTCAACGCGTTTACTTCATGCAAAGCTGAAAAATTACCAGCTCGTAATGCGTCGAGCGTCGGCCTAACGTCATTTTCAATCGTCGTGTGTAGTTCTTCGATTGTGTTGAAAGTGATCTCATCGCGCTTTGCTTTATCTTTGATTGGATCAAGCACGCCAAGAAGGCATGAATAGACGATCATCCTCTTTAGAAAACCATAATGGAGTGGCCGTGTCGCAGGAGTACATTGGCTTATCCAATATTCAAGAAACTCGACATCGATATTGTCTAGCGGAGTCAGCTTGTAGAACTCATATTCACGACCAAGCCCTTTGGTGCTCACGGCTTGGATGTTGCCCTTCTTTGTTCGATGAAAGACATCCCTCTGGTTATGTGACCAACCACGAAGGTAATGCGCCCAGATGTAGTGATTGCCACGTTTGATGTCCATCTTCGCTCCTTGTCCTGAAGGCATCTTGTCTGCGGCCCGGTTTGGAGTCAAACAGCGTTGCCTGGGGGTGGGCTCGATGGTAGGTTGCCCGGATGACCCAGCCACTGTTCGACCTCGACCTTTCGCGTGTTACCCGTGAGCACTACATCACCGGTAAAGCTGCGATCAATTTCCCATTTCCGGGCGTGACCACTGGTGGGTGGCATGTTTTGGCGTACTGGGATCGTGAGTCAGGAGTGTGCAAAGTGTCGCTCGCGGGGATTCATTTTCCAGACACGACGGCGTTCTTTGGTGACGCAGGGATCTTGGATTCAACCAAGCTGTTAGCTGAGCGTGGGTGGCATGCTGAAGGAAATGCTGTCTGGATGGCCGATCACTTTAGGGCCGCAGCGGATCTAGTTGCTAGATGGGCTCTGAGCGAGTCTCAGCATTGCAGCGTGGAGATAGCGGACTGGTTTCCAGCTGATGAAGATCGGCAGCGCTTCCTTGAACTGCTGGCGGTTGGCAGTTCTGGGCTTCGTGAGGTCGGAAAACTTGATCGTGCTGAGCGATGGCTTTCGACTCAGAGCTAATCAAAACCCAGCTGCGTCTCTGGCATCAATCCTGTCGAGCGAATGTACGTAATCGACCGGAATCTCGTAAGCCACGTCCAGGGGCAGCTCGCGCTCAGACAGCAGCACCAACGGCAGGCGTTCAGTCCAGGGTCTCGCTAGTGCGCTCTGCAAGGCTTTGTCGTCAAACCTGATGATCGAGGTGCCGGTGAGCTGGCATGCGTTGTAGCCACGGCTCATCGCGTATTCGAGCTGCGTTTGCCAAGAGAACCGGCCACCGGTTGTTTCGTTTCCGGCGCTCATCAGGATTGCGCGGTGGTGATGCAGGAGGTGTTCGAGCATCCGAAGCTTGAGGTCTGGCAGAGCTTTGCGGTGGTCTGGAGCAAGCGGCAGCACTGGCGCGACGGGATAGACGATGCCTGTGCCATGAAGTTTGTGGAGGGAGCAATGGTAGACGAGGTCGCCGGAGTCCACGTGACGAACGCTGATATCAGTGCGGTCACTGTGTACTGACTGCGAAGCGTTGTAACCATGCGGCAGGGATAACAGCATTCGTCATTTCCTAAAGCCCCTCTCGCAATGTAGAGAGGGGCTGGTCAGGCTACATGAACTTTGCAGTCGGTGGCATCGACGCCGCTTCGCAGCCGCATCCGTGAACACTGAAGAACTCGTCATCAGTTTGAGTGCGATATTCTTCCTGACGGCGCTGACGCTCTTTGATCCTGGCAATATCCTGGGCAGTCCAAACACTTGTCTCAGGATCGAAATCCTTATCCGTGCTACGCAGCGCGCTGACCGCTGCAACCTTGGCGTTAAGACGATCAATCTCGTCTTGCTCAATTTTGATGAAACGCTTGCGGTTGAGGTCGATGAAATAGGCCTTTGTGCTCGCCATTTCCTTGCGGACTTCTTCCATGTCCATTCCGTCGAGCTTCTTCCCAAACTCAGCATTGCTGTAGCGGGTATGCAGCATGCGAACGTCGACCAGGTAATTGATGGATTCACCCTGGCTGAGATCTTTACCCATAGCTTTGAGTGTTTGATCAGCTGTCAGCAGGCTGCTGCCGTCAACTTTGGTGATTTTCGATTCGCCACACGCAGCGAGCATAACAATAGACAACGCGAGTACCAGTTTTTTCACGAACTGCATTCCTTTGATGTGAGACAACTTTATACCATAACTATAATGGCTCTTCAATATCACGGGCTAAGACTTGTGCGGTTTCGCTCACCATTAACAGCGATGACTATTAGTTGGAGTTAGTATGCTGCGGGGATACCGTTAAATACTTATTGCTCCATGTCAAGCTCATTGGATACAATAAATACATTATAAGAAGAAGGCAAAAGCCTCGGGTTCACCATGCAGACAATCACTGTCCGAAAACTCACACCTGAAACCGAAGAAATCTGCGCAATTCGCCTTGTTGGTGGTTTCGACTCTGAGAGGAAACACTATCCTGCTCTCGACTTGCTAAGGCTTGAGAACAAACGACAGCTTGAGTTGATTGCGGACTATGCCGAAGTCGGCTGCGCTTTGTCCGTCAGAACCATTGAAAACTTTATCATCGGTGAGTTGGTTCGAGCAGATGATCTCGTGTTTGATGGTGTCAGGTATGTTTTCAACGTACAGAGTTTTTCTGAGCCAAGCAGTTTGGAGTATCTCGTCTGGGAAGTCTTGGCGCAGATCATAGAAGAATAATAATAAGAGGAGAACGACGATGACCAAATTTGTAGAACAGTTCGACATGTACATGAAAGCGCATGAAGCCTTCAAGGCCGGAAGGAATACTGAAGGCTTGAGTGCAACACTCTTCCTGCTCGCCAATGGAGTCGTTAAGCCCAATGCCAGGGAGTTGTACGAGCTTTGGGAATCCTCGGTTTATGGGGGGCGTGGCTCAGATGAACTGTTTCTCACAATTCTCGACCTTGGATTGATTCCCGACATTCTCAAAGATGCTAAAGCTGGTAGCTTCGACATTCTCAGCGAGTTCGTCGAAAGAGTTCAGAGTCTCGATCAAGATACAAAATATGCGATTCTGAAAGCTGTTTAAGATAGTCAAGGATTATTTTGCACTAAATCCCCCAGACCATTTTTTATGATATTATGTGTTCACAACATATAAAAACAATAAATGATCCTCGGGGGATTAAGAATGTTGAAGCAGAACAGTGGTCTCGTTGTTTTCAAGGCTTACGGCGAAGAAGATGGCGGAACACAAGAGCCAGGGGCTCAACCAGTACCAATCACCGCAACGCCAGAATTCCAAGAAACCCTCAAAGCCGAACTAGCCAAGGCACTCGCTGCCGAAACTGGCGGTTTGAAGTCAAAGAACTCTGAGTTGATCGCCGAGAACAGAAAGGCTAAAGAGCAGTTGAATGCCTTTCTTGCTCAAGCTGAGGATGCAGAAGATCAGGCTGCCCTGAAGTCCGGCAAACTGGATTGGCAGGCGCTTATGGATAAGCGTGTAAATGCTGCAAATGCAACCTGGCAAGAGCGTCTCCAGGCCGAACAAGCAGAGAAAGAAGAGCTCCGCAAAGAGATTGGTGCAGAGAAAGGTCGACTGAAACAATTTCAGATTAAACAACTTGTCGGAAATGCAGCACTTCAGAACCAATTCCTCGCACCAACCGCAGTGAAAGATGTACTGAAGCTGGCTCCAGATATCTGGGATCTTGCAGACTCTGGAGAACTCGTTGCAAGAGATCAACACGGCAATGTGATTCTCGGAAAAACAGGACGCGCACTGACCCCTAAAGAATGGATTTCCAGCCTTGAAGAAGAATACCCTCACTACTTCCCAGAATTAAAAGGTAGTGGCGCCAAGCAGGGTTCAGGTGGTAACGCACAAACTATGACTCGCCAAGAGTGGCAGCAGAAATTGATGCTGGGTACAGCCCAAGAGCAGTCCGATCTGTTCGCCAAAAGATCTAAGGGCGAAATCGTAGTGAGCTAAGGAGTACGGATGTTTAGGTGGTTTAACTTCCTCTGCATCCACCAAGGTAGTATCTGGGGCTCACCCTGAGCTCCAGTTCCCAAGCTGGTCGGGCCAGCGACTGTTTTGCTCTGTGAGCAACAGATACCTCAAAAATACCAATACAACAATAATAATAAATAGGTATGCAAATGACGCAAAGTAATGCACTCGTTGTTCTTCCAGCTTATGGGAACGATTTTGAAGCACTGATCAACGAAACTATCCTCCCTGTAGCTATGTCACGCCTTCGTGGTCAGTTGACTATGCCCGGATTGATTACCGTAAACACGGCGGACGAGTCGAAAAAGGTCGGCGAGTCGATTCGGATCAACAAGCCTGTTGAGTTCGATGAAGCAGACGAACATGGCGTTGGTGGATCGGTTGCTACAGATCTCGAAGTCGAGAAGGTCGACCTGAAGCTGGATCGACATATCTATAAAGAATTCAAGATGTCCGACCGAGAATTCACGGGCATGCAGCCTGGTGTTATTCCTGATGCTCTCGGTGCCGCAGTGGACGTCCTTGCCCGAACCATCAACGAAGCTATCTTCGATCTCGTAAAAGAAGTTCCGTATCACTCTGGCGTTCTTGGGTCGATCAACCCACTAGATAAAAAAGACGTTATCAATGCGCGCAAAACACTTCACAACGCCAAAGTGCTGGGAGAGAAGACATTCGTCCTGACCTCCGACGGTGAGGCTGAATTGCTGGGTGTGTTCACAACTGGCAGCGACCAGGTGGCTGAGAAAGAAGGCGTAATCGGGCGTAGGTTCGGCCTCAACTGCTACAGCGATATCCAGGCACCGTTCCACTTTGCAGGCACAGCTTCAGAAAGCCAGTCCGCCACCATCTCGACCGCCGCCTCCGTTGGTACGAGTGTACTTGTGATCAAGGGCCTCGATCCTGCTGCGACCTTCGTTAGGGGTGACGTTATCAAGGTAGCTGGTGTCGAGAGTCCTTTCTCTGTTGCTAAAGACGTTGCTGCAGATGGCACTGGCTCAGCAATCGTCACGATCCACGAAGCCATCAAAACGGATATTCCTGCAGGTGCTGCTGTCGCTGTAGCGAAAGACCACGGCTTCAACATCGCTTTCTCGAAGTCAGCGTTTGTCATCGCATTCCGTCAGCTTGAAACCCCTGCTAACGCTCCTGGCGTAACCATGGGATCTATGACAGACCCCGCGACTGGCGTAACCATGCGTCTGCTCAGCTCGTACAACTTCGCTACGGAGTCGACCCACTGGAAGCTGGAAATCCTGTTCGGATGCAAAGCAGTAGCTCCAGAACGTGCAATCCGCGTCGGCAGTCACTGATACACCGGGCTCTCCGGAGCCCACCCGCAACACCCAAAGCCCTCGTTTGCTGCACAAGCTGCGGGGGCTTTTAATTTCAGGAGCAGTTTATGAGCGAAGTAACCGCAACAATCGAACGAAACGGCGGCATCCTGCCAATCGTCACCCCCGGCGCGTCCAAGGGGAAATCAAGCCTGACTCAAGGCGCGACATTCACAACCCAGGTCATCCAGGGCCAGGCTATCTACGTTTTCTGTAAGTCGTTAATCCACCTTGCTGAAGGCACCTCCGTCACTGACTCCGATGCACCAATCGATGCCCGAGGCGGTGTCTATTTGAATGCAAACAGGGGCAAGCAGATCAGCGTCAGGTTGCTGGCTGGTGAGGATGCAGCGAACGTCTGGATTCATGAAGTAAGGTGAGGTTCTCATGAATATTCTGGGTCGGAATCTCCTGTCGCTCACTGTCTACCACCTGCGTCGTGTCGTGCAGTTGGTGATCGGCTCTCCAGTGATCGATGGCATCGTGGTAAATCCTGATGGGTCGGTTACGGTCGGTGGTAGCGGCGGCACTCCTGGGCAAACCATTGTCATCACGTTCCCTGGCGGCACTGTCGGTACTGGTGTTGTGGGCAATGGTGGTGGCTGGACGGTGACATCGCCTGGTGCTGTGACGCCAGTACCGAGTGCGCCTGATCTCATCGTTGATCAAGTTCCTACGCCCGACAAACCTTCCGTTCCTGAGCCTGGTGAAGTTAAGCCTGGTGAAGGTGGCGGCACTGTCGTGGGTGGTGGGGGTGCTACGCCTGGTGATGATGTAGAAGTCACGCTACCGGGCGGGGAAACGGGTTCTGGAGAAGCTGATGGAGATGGTGATTGGGAGGTCGAGTTTCCTGATGTTCCTCATGATCCAAACCTAGAGCCTGGTGACGTAGGTGTCGTCACGACCCCGAAACCTGGTGAGCCTGTCGTCGGCGATGTAACGCCAAATCCGGATGGCTCAGTGACCGTCGGTGGTGGTGGAGCGAATCCGGGCGACCAGGTCACTGTCACGTTTCCTGATGGCAGCTCGGGCACCGGCACTGCAGATGACAACGGCGACTGGTCTGTCGTGTCACCAGGTGCGCAAGATCCTGGAACCAAACCAGGTGATGTTGTCGTTGTAGCGAAGCCTGATCCCATGGCTGGATCTGTATCTGCGCCGGACGCAATCTATGCCGACATTGCTGGCCTGGAGTTCGTTGAGGTCGCAGACGACGGCAGCTATATCTCCTGGGAACAGTTCATTGAGCAGCTAAAACGGATTACCAGCATCAACACTACAGCGAGCCGCTCAATCACTTTTGGTGGTGCCTATGGGCTTCCAAAGCGCATCCTGAAATCCGGAAGCACGTTCATCGCGGCATTCGATGCGCAGTACGTGATCTTCGACAGCGAGAACGAACTGACGCAGGGAACCGCCAGGATTGTCGAGAAGAACTACATCTCAGACCGGGCTTGCGACGTGTTCAAAACGGAGCACACGGCTTACTACCTGCGCAGCGACAATGGACTCGACCGGCTTACCAGAATGGACGGAGCCGACACCACGATTGCTCTCGACATCGCAGGCTCATTCGGAGATTTGAAGCTGCCAACAATGGCGAGCCTAGGTGACGAAGACTGGTTGGTGAACACTGACTTCTCCATCTCTTACCTGATCAATCCCGTGACCCTCGCTGTCAGGCCTGGCCCAGTTTTCAGCGACGTAAGCCTTCAGATCGAGGGATCGGGTGCCGAGGTGGCATCGTCGAATGGGCGTGTGTTCGCAAGCGCAAAACGCACAAGCAATCAGAGCTCCGCAGTATTCGAGTTCACTGAGTCGGCTCACAGTCTGGTCAGCGAGAATGGTGGAAAGGTCGTTGCCGGGAACACCTACCTTCACGTAATGAGCGGCGTAGATCTACGGGTCATCAGTCTTTCCACCGGCAACATTCGGAGAGCCTCATTGGATAGCGCTTTGTCCCATGGTTATTCGCGAGGAGATTTCGCAATATTCGTCAACGGCGATGTGTCGCTAACTGTTACCTACGATGCCGGTAAGACGTTCTCAAAAGTATTCCCAGTCGACGGCGACTCAAGCCTCAAATGGATTGATGTAGAAGACTCATCTCTGTTGGTTACGAGAAACTTTCGAGACTTCGACATGCTTGAATATCAACTCATCGAAGAGTGATACAATATCCACATAACAAGATTTGCATTCAAAGCAAACAGGACTATTCATGGCTAGTAATAAAAAACATCCAGATGACTTTCCAGTCTGGGATGGTAACAAAACTGCGAAGTTACATGCGTATCGCCCCGGCAACTCACAATCAGCTAGCATTGCACAGATAGTAGATGCAGTTTTAGCATCCATTACGGCACCTGAATCGGGCGAACAAACACCTGTATCCCGTATTGAAACAGGCACAATTGTCATGCTGCCTGAGGGCTCATACACTGACTATTTCGAGTGCGATGGAAGTATCAGGGATAGTGCTTTAGCCTCCGAGCTTGCTGGCATTATCAATGGTGGTGCGCCAAAGTATCAAAGCATCCTTTCGAGTAGTGTTGCCCGTAAGTCGCTGACAACTGGCGAAGTCCTGGATGCTGTTTACTTCAGAGGCCTGCTGTTTACGGTAAATAGTGTTGCTCCATTTATCACAGCTTACGACTCGACTTTCAACTTGGTTTATTCCAATGCGTCGGCATTAGGTCACAAGCGCCTGGTGGTTACAGATAACGCTCTGTACTTCCTCAATAGCAGCTACAACATCTATTGCGTCCAAGTAAATGGATCGGCTGTTACGGCTGCTTACACTGGTGAATCTTCGCAATCGACGAACGGCGGATTCAGCGCGGTTAGCGTGACGGGCGATGAAGATTTGTTTTGCTGGATCTCCCTGCGTCGCCTGTACAACCCCAAAACAAACACAAAGCGAAACCTTTCTGGCGTGTTCTCGATTGGCGGGCTCGACCATGGAAGCACCATAGTGAAGACAGAAAGTGGTCGCATTTTCTTCGTCGGTACGTATGGAGCTTCAGCGCCAGGCCTGTATGAGATGTTCCTCGATACTGCGGTTGCGACCGTCACATCTGCCAGGCTTGTTCAGTCTATTTACCCTGGGCCTGACACGATCAAATGTGCCGGTGATTTCGTGTATTTCGGCGTTGCCGGCATACAGTACAAGCTGAACGCAAGGACGGATCGAGTCACCTCGGTCACATCGCCATATTTCGTCAACGCTACCGCTGTCACACACAGCATCGCTTGCCATAACAACTTCCTTTTTGTGAATGGTCTCCGTGCTACGGCCAACAATTTCGGCTACGTGTCGTTCGACTATGGGAATACGTTCATGAAGCTACCGGCCTTCAACACAAAGCTTGCTGGAATGCTGATTGATCCAGTCGCTCACAAAGCCGTGTACTTCGGCGACTTCGGCACGGTGGGATCTGCTGACGGCTCCTCAGGAAACGTAGAGATTCATCAGCTGACACTGCTTGATAACAACTATTTCAAATTGCCTCTCGTGACCGGGGCATGCGAGGGGTACAGGTTTTATGTCAAAAAATAAGCTGCACTACGATGACTCCGGCTACGTGTATGGGTACGGCGACCTGCCGGGAACCCAGTTCGTTGAAGTCCAGAATTTTGAAGATGCCCTCCAGGCGTTCTCAAGCCGCAAGTCCCTGCGCATCGTCGACGGCCAGCTGGTGATCGAGGTCTCTCGCGAAGAGAAGCTGAAAGAAGTCGTGAGGGCTCGTGATGAGCTGCTTGCTGAGTCTGATGTGCTTCGCGTGAGACTGCTCGATAGTGAGGACATCACCGGCACTATCGACACTGAGGGAAGGCAGCGACTGGCCGTTTACAGACAGGCATTGCGCGACGTAACGCTACAAGACCCATTTGTCGTGGCTTGGCCAACCTTGGAGACAAAAAATGAGTAAGAATGCAGTGTGGCTTGAGTTAGGTATTGATCGAGTATTCGTAGACGTAGGGAGTGCTGCTGAGGGGTATTGGCGGGGGCTGGGTTATGGTGAGCCTGGATCTATTGCGCCTGACCAACCTGAGGCTCCTGCTGAGAAGCCTGCCAGGAAAGTGCGGGTCAAAAAGATTATCTCTGGCTCAGATACCTAAGTCTTCTTCGAGCTTCATTCCCCGCATTCGTCTCTCGTCTGCAAAGAGTTCCAGGGCCTTTTGTTTGACCGCATCAGCAATATCAACTATGGGTTGGCCGTTGGCAATTGCTTCACGCTGATATTCAGTAGCCCGCTCAATCACTCGAACGTAGTTGTACTCACCGTGCTTCTTTAACGCGACGTGGAATGGGGTCGCAGGGTCGAAGTTTTCAAGGGCTTTTGCAACTGCGGATTTGACGCTCATAAACACTTATCCGGTTAAAGTGATACAATAAATAATAGACTCACATAGTAATAAGAAGAAAGTCTAATGTCAATTATTCAGGACGTGGCCGCCGAAGCTACGAAGGCCACGCCACATGTAACGGTGTCTGGTTTAATTTTGTGGGGATTCACATTAAGTGATGCGGTGTTGGCACTTACCCTTGTATCTGCCGTTCTTCACATCTTTTTCGGTATCAGAAAAAATATTCGGGATGAGGAGTTTCATAAAGCAAGAATGAAAGAGGCCTCCGATGACGAATAAGAGCGTCCTTGCAGCCACTTTTACGGCAACGCTAGCATTAGCTGGTGCCCTCGCGACAACCCATGAGGGGCTTGAAAATAAAACCTACCTTGATCCTGTTGGAATTCCAACGAACTGTTACGGGCATACTGCAACAGCCAAGATTGGACAGGTCAAAACTACAGCTGAATGTAAAAAGCTGCTAAATGAAGATTTGCTAATCGCTATTGCTGACGTCGAAAGCAGGGTTAAGGTTGAACTTACTATTGAGCGACGGGCTGCACTTGTTGATTTCGTTTACAACGTCGGCGGTACGAAGTTCGGTAGCTCCACTTTGCTAAAGAAATTAAATGCCGGGGATGCTCACGGTGCGTGCGCTGAGCTTAGTCGCTGGGTGTACGCAGGTGGTGTCAAGCTTAGAGGCCTCGTAACTAGGCGTGCTGAAGAGCGTGAGCTGTGCGAGGTCGGGCTATGAACAAGTACCTGCTAATCGCCGTATTCGCCTTGGCGGCTCTTATTGTTTTGCTCGCTATGAAGCATGAGCGTGATCAGTTGGTGAGCGACCTAGCTGCCTCCTCTGCGGAGGTTGTACAGCTCAAAGCGCAGGCAGAGTCAGCACGATTGGCCGTACTTGCACGGGACGACCTGGACAAGAAGAATTTCGAGGAAATGACGAATGCAAAGAATGAAATCGAGATTCTGCGTGATCAGCTTATTGTTGGTACTAAGCGCGTGCTCGTCCGTGCAACCTGTCCAGCAGTGCCAGCCGCTGCCAGCCCCACCAGCGTGGATGATGCAAGAAACCCCGAGATTACAGCCGCTGCTCGACAAGATTATCTACGTCTCAGAGAGCAAATAGTCACGACCGAAGCTCAGCTGCAGGGACTTCAGGACTACATCCGACAGGTTGTTCGGGGGCCCAAACAATGACAGCCCTTGCGAACAAAACGATTAAGCATCAGATCGCAATGCGCGGCCAGTTCACCCGGATCGCCAAGCAAGCTGCGCTGCACCTCCAGGCGCTGAAGGCGTCAGTGAAAGCTGAGCTTGACGAGTCGATGACAGCCCGTAACTGGAACGCCGTTGCACGCTTGCGAAAGACGTTCGTGACAATCGACAAGCTCATCGCGGATGAGTACGAGCTGATGTCCGGAACGCTCAAAACGGAGCTCAGCGACCTGTTCGCCTATGAGTCGGAATTCACGAGCAGGCTTCTTGGCTTCGACTTCAGCAACAACCTAGTCACTGAAAAGCTGGTTGAGTCGATTGTCAGCAGCGACCCGTTTGACGGCAAAATCTTGGGCGAGTGGCTCGATGAGCAGCGGCTTGCTACGCAGATCAAAGTGAAGCAGACCATTCGCCTGGGTGTGTTGAATGGCCTGTCAAACTCGAAGATCGTTGATGCGCTGTATGCAGAGCCGGGTAATCCGTTTCAGGGTGCTAAGCGCAACGCTGAAATTATGGTTCGGACTGCGTCTGCACATGTTACTTCGCAAGCTTCGCTGAAAACTTTTGAGCGGGTTGGTTTCGGGTCGTATCAGCTCAGTGCTGTGCTGGACTCACGCACCACGCCTGTGTGTAGGGCCTTGGACGGAAAGATCTACAAGACGTCGGACAAGGGCCGCAAGGTGCCTCCTTTCCACCCTGGCTGCCGCACCGTGATGATCGCTGTGAGTGATGATGAACCTGCATTTGCTGATGGGTATGAAGATTGGCTTGGAAAGCAGAGTGCCGGCGAACAGGAGGCGATCCTTGGGCCTGCGCGGTACAGGTTATGGAAGTCGGGACAACCGCTGGAAAGCTTTGTGGATCTCGATACGCATCATGTGATCCCCCTAGACGAGCTGAGATCAAAAGAAGTTTTTCTGAATCAGACATGATTCCACCCCACCTACCTGCCTCTTTATTTAAGAAGAAAAAGAAATTCGGAGGGTAGATGGGGTAGCAAGGCAGCGGCAGCAAGGATCAAAACAAAATAATGATTAAGAGAAACTGCTTTTATGACCTACGCAAGCTACGAAGACTTTAGAAATGAGTTCGGTGACGATGATCTCCCTGACGATGCGGAAATCAGGGTTGTCAGGGCCATCGACCGGGCATCTCGCTTGGCTGACACGTACATTCGATCAAATGGCATCAATGTTCCTCTGGTCGACCCAGTTGCAATAGCTGATGTACGCGGCTCAGTGCTCGATATCGCTCGATACAACGCATGGCCTGACACGGACAGCGAGAACCTCCGAAAGCGCTACGAAGACGCCCTGGCTTTCCTTGAAGGTGTCGCCACGGGCAAGATCCATCTTGTCTCGCAGGGCCAAACCACCACGGGCTCGAAGCTCACTAATATCCGCCTTTTCCGAGCCTGATCATGATCCCGGTCATAGCCAGAGCTCTGGCAGCATCGTCATCCGGCGACAGGTCTGTCGAGCTCGTAGCGAACACGAAGCAGCTCCAAGAACTCGCTGCAAAAGTGAAGAAGCTCGGCCCGAACAACCATCACATCCGCGCAGGCCTGCAGGAAGTGGCGGCGCTCTGGGAAAACAGGATCAAATCCAATTTTCGAAAATCCGTGAACCCATACGGCGAAAAATGGGCGGACATCAAACACCGCCAGGGCCAGCCGCTGATCGACACCGGGATGCTCCGCAACAGCATCAGCGGCGAAGTTCGTGGACTCAGCATCGTCCTGGGATCACCACTGGAATACGCAGACACCCACCAAAACGGGATCAAAGTTAAACAGCGCATGTTCCTGCCAAGCAAAGAGCGTGGACTGCCGGATAAGTGGAAAAATGAGTACGTTAAAATACTAATAAGAAATGTCGAAAAGGCACTCGCATGAATATCTCCGATCACCTTGAACTAATCAAAACCCAGCTGGAATCTTTGCCGTCAAAACCAACCATCAAATTCTTCTCAGGCGAACTTGAAGTAGATGATCTCAAGAACCTAAAGCTTGATGGCAAACGCCCGTACATACTTCTCTCCTGCGGCGGAGGCAACGTCCCGGACAGAAATACCAGGGTGAAACTGGAACTCGACGCAATGTTTGGAGCCTGGGTCATCGGCAAGATAGATCCAGCCACGCACGGAATGTCATCTATCGCTGCTGACACCGCCGTAGAGATTGCAAAGATGATTGAGAACTTCCGTGGCGACCCTAAAACAAATACCAAGATCCCCGTGTTACAATTAGTCAAAGAAGCATTTAATGGCGTCACTGACGGCAAGTCAGACTTTAGCGCCTGGTCAGTTATCTGGTCGCAACGAATCGTGCTTGTTTGAGCTCAAACTAAATACCAATAACAATAATAATAATAGGTACAAGACATGTCTTTAGGATTTAATGCACCAGATACAACCATCGGCTGGATTGCAAACGGTGGGCTACTCATTTCGAAGCTTGATGCCAACGACCAACCTGTAGGTGGATTTTTTACTGTGGGTCAGGCCTCTTCCGCTGTATTGGCCTTGTCCAGCGACAAGGTAGAGATGCCAGATATGGTTTATGGCACTCTAGGTGTTGCCAAATCCAAAGTAATTAAGAACTCTGCAGAAGCAACAATTAACCTACGGTCATTTTCACCAGAGGTAATGGAGCTTGCACTCTTCGGAAAGGTAACTGAAGACATCGCTGAAACTGGCGCCACTGCTAAAGCAAAGGCCTACAAGGGGCGCAGCATTATCGTTGAAGGCATCATTGCTGGTGTAACGAGCATCAAGGTAACCGGGGAGGGCGACCCCTTGGTGCTTGGCGCTGACTACGTTGTCTCAAACGGCTCTATCTACTTCCCGTCGACATCTAGCGTTGCGGATGGTGACATTGTTGATGTCGTGTACGACAAGGCAGCCGTTCGCAGAATCGAAGGCATGGTGAATACTGGGGTCAACGTGATGATCGTTTTCGATGGAGTAAACCTGGCTGAGAGCGACACGCCGGTCAAGGTCACATACCACAAAGTTGCCCTGTCACCAGCCGCCCAGCGTCAGCTCTTGTCGAGTGACTACGCAGACCAAGAGATCAAGGGAACCCTGCAGGTCTCTAGGGCTGTCACTGGATCGGGATTGTCTAAGATGTTCAAGGAAGAACATGTCGTAGCCTGACAATTGCAAAACCAATTTTGCATTGGGGGCTAGCGCCCCCTTTTTATTTGTCGCCATCCACGACATTTATAATATTAGTAGTTGAAGAGTAGGGATAGAAGTCTGGGAGATTGCTTATAATTTGCCCATTGTCAAAATAGTGATGAGCTATTGACGGAAAAAGACCGGGATGTACCGGGTGAAGTGCATTTGGGTTGTGAAACATAGATAACCCCTCAGCCCAGCTTTCGTTTGACTCGCCAGTTATTTCAAATGAAAATGTTTTAGGCATTGATGCGTTTTCATCATGGTCATGACAGAAGCCGGTGCGGAATAACATTACGTTTTTGGCGCCGAAACCAGACTGTTTACCCATCCTGTTAAACTTAGAAATTGTGCCGCTATTTGAAAACATCACAGCGCTAATATTTTCAGAGTCGGGTTGAAAAAAATATCCCGAAGGAATCTCTTTATCGCCAAATTTGTGAGTGTCGATTTTAATTGGGTCTATTACCAGCTTGCCATTCTCATCGTAATGAGATTCGTGACGTACACCGTAAAGGTAATTAGGTAACGAAGTGGAGCTCCATAACATGGTTTGTTTGTCATGGAAGTCAGCAATGGCGATCACAAGGGGATGTCCTTGTACGTGCTCGTGCAACCAATATTTTTTTTGAAGCTTAGTGTAGAGAGGGCTGCCAAATTTTATAGGCATCTCATCCATAGACTTTTCTAATATCTGCTCCTTAGTGTAGTTTTCTGCTGGTATACGAGCCTCATCTTCTCCCATCGGTTTTTTGCGTCCGACAATAGTGGCTTCTATACAAACCTTGTAGCCGTATTTGTTGACGTTGAAGTCTGGAGCATAGTGGGATCTATCAAATTCAAACCCCTCCTCAATCAGATAGGAATTAAGATATAGTTCCCAGATGCGAGCATCAAAACCCGCTGACTGAAACTGCTCTACAAAGTTTCCGTCAATGTCAACATAGTGCGGCATCATCTCACCAATAATGCCTTTGGCGGATGAGAAGGATGGTTCCTCACAGAGGCGCCTGAAAAATGGGTGGATCTTCTGCTCAGTAACGATAATTTTGAAGAGATCCAGTGCTTGCCCCTTGTCTCCCTGTGGGAAAACGGTTTGTCCGGTTTTTGTAATTTCCTGCATTTTGCAGATTAACTGCTTTTCAGCTTCTGCTTGGGTTTCAATACAAGCCTCTATAGCGAAGTTTCTGTATCGACCAATTTCATCACGCCCTAGTGTAAGCCAGACATAGTCATTATCTGTAGTGTCAAGTAGCACCACGCCAAGAACTGACTCATCGGCATTGCTAAACCAATCTATCTCTTCACTAAAGAAGGCTGCGCGAGGACTTCGCGATGGGCCAACTAATGCGGTGAACCTCTTGAGGTCTATCCGTGTGATTTTAATGTCTTCGCTCACACAACTCTCCATGTACTAGGGACGTGGTCAAAAATCTATATTATTGGTTGTAAATCCATCGCTGCCCATCATGATCTAAAGACAGAGTTTCCCCATTCTTAATCGGGTTAGACATGTCATAAGCTCTGAATGAGCGCATAGCATCGGAGTCTATGCGATGAGGTGTCGCTACCACCAGCCACCTCACAGCCTGCATAAACTGCCCATGCCCAAAGACCACCACCTTACCCGTCATGCCATTTAGGCGACTTAGCACAGACCTTGCTCGCTTTATCAGGTGGCTGAACGACTCTGTACCAGGCCAATCCTTGAAGTCCGGGTCAGCCGAACCCCAGTAGGCGTCTACCCAAGGCTTCCGCTCAGCAGCAGTCGTGTTGGCACAACGCGTTGGGGAAAGGTAAGTAAATTCTTCCACCGCCCAGATCTCAACCGGACAATCTGAGAATTTCTGGATGGTCGGCAGCGCAGTATCCTGAGCACGCTCAAACGGCGACATCACGATCAGATCGGGCGCTACATCGAACGAATCCGCTACAGCCCGCGCCTGCGCCCAGCCTTTTTCAGTCAACGGAATCAGCGCCGGGTCTGATGTTGCATTACCAGCGTTCGCAGCGCTCTCACCATGACGCACGAAATGAACTGTCAGCATACGACCGGCTCCAGCTCGCCCTTGGCCGCAGCCTCGGCAATCTTGAACAACTGGTCAGTCAACCGATGCACATGCTCCGCACCAACCTGCATCAGCATGTTCTCCATGGCTTCCTTCACCTCTGTGTCATCGCGCTTGTGCTCTAAAGCAAAAGAAATACAGTTGAACACGCAGTCCAGAACATCAAATCGATAACCATCCTGCGATTCAGAATCCAGCAAGTAATCCAGTGCAACTTCCAACGGCATGTCATACCCGCTAACTTGCAGCACAGCCACACTTTGACGGCAAACATAATCATCACGTTCAGCAAGCGTCAATTCTGAAATTTTCTGCATCATGGCCTCATGCCGTTTGAGCTCAAAGCATTCTTGACTGCCGGCCCATCTGTGTCAATCGAAATGATATGATAGCTATATAAGAATAATAATAAGAAAGGCCCTCGTATGTCTTTGCTCGACCTCGTTGTTCCATTTAAGAAAGTTGTCATTACTCAGGCGTCCGAAGACAAACCTGAAGTTTCCTTCGATGTGTATGGGTTAACCACTGAGGACTTTGTCCGCTTGGTGGATAGCCACGGCAAAATCCTGGGCGCTATCTTCTTGCAGAATGCCAAAGAAGACCTCAAGGATACCGACAACTCGAAGGGCATCATGCTTCAGTTTCCAGGCTTTGGTGCTGCGTGTATCGCTCTTGGCTGTAAAGAACCTGATGCTGCTGCGCACGTACGAAACCTCCCCCTGATGACCCAGGTTGAACTGCTTGCTGCAGTTTTCTCGCTTACTTTTCCTGACGGTCTAAAAAAAAGTCTGATCAAACTCGGGCCGACAATCGTACAGCTGCTGAAAAAGTAAAAGACTTTGAAGCAGAGAGGAAACGCAAAGAGAGCGCTGAGGATGGTGACGAGTTAGATAAGTTCGTAGGCGTCCTCGTTTCTAACTGTGAATTCCTGATCTCCAAGGGACATAACACCCCAAATCTTAACCCATACAAATACTCAATCAGAAAGCTGTTCAGTGTTGCTGTAGTTCAAAAAGAACTTAGCCGCGAGCAGCTATTCGCAAAAATGTATGGCGACCACCTGAGCCGAATATCTTGCGTCACGGGGGATTCGAAACCCTTTAATGATCTGATGATGAAAATTGCCGGAGAGCAATAAGCATGGCTAGTAATGCTGTAATCAATTTAGTCCTTAAAGCTAAGGACGAAGCATCCAACATACTCACAAGTTCTTTCAGTAAAATTACGGCACTGGCTGCTAGCGTCGGCCTGGCATTCAAGTTTCATGATGCCATTGAGCAAATGACTGAGTTGGACTTTGCTGCGAAGCGCTTGGGCGTAACTATGCAAGATCTAACTGCTGCGCAGTACGCGGCATTTAACGGGGCGAACGTCAAACCTGATCAGTTTCTGGATGCTTTGGACGAAGTCCGGATCAAAGTTGAGGAATTCAGTTCCATCGGCTCTGGCGGCGCAGTCGACTTCTTTGAAGTCCTCAACATCTCTGCCGAGAAATTTAACAAGCTCAATCCGCTAGAGCAGCTAGACAAAATCTCAGAGACGATAAAAGGAATGTCTGATAACTCAGCATTCACTTTCCTTGACCAAATCGGGTCTGATTCCCTGCGCAATCTGCTTCCAGTTCTGCGAAACGGTGGAGCTGAGTTCAAAAGGCTTCGCGCTGAGGCTGAACGGCTAAATCTTACTTTGTCGGATGTAGATACGCTGACTGTTTCCCAACTGGGGAAGTCATTTGCTCAACTTGAAAAAGTTGGTAGCACTGCATTCAGCAAGATCGTTGCCGATATCGCGCCTGAGTTAACCGCTCTGACGGAGATGGTTACTGAAGCCATAGTTGGCATCTCAAAAGATACCCAAGCGCCTGTCAAAGACATTGGCCAAACGTTCCTGGATGTTTTTTCCGGCGTCGTAGCTAGTCTGAACTTCACTCTCCAGGTCAAAAACGCGTTCGTGGTTGCGTACAGCGCGATGAAAGAAGTGGTCTTGTCTTTCGCTACGTTCAACCTCAAGCAGTTCCAATTCCTTGACTCTATTTATACAAAGAGCGCAAACGGCCTCGTCAATATCTTCCGGGCGGCTTTCGCAAAGAACCTTGAGTTCCTGAACTCGACATTCATTGAGCCAATGAAACAGTTTGCTGCAACGTTCAACCTGGATGGAGCTGCCAGCCAAATATCAAAATTTCAGGGTGTTCTAACTGGGCTTCAGGAGTCGTCAAGCAAACCAATTCAGGTCGCTACTGAAAATAAAAGTATTGGCGAGACAATTAAGCAGCTTCAGGTACTGAAAGAAGAGGCTCACAAGTCCGGGCTAGAGAATTTCAAGGTTTGGAATGATGGTGACTACCAGAAGCAAACCGAAGAAACGATGGCGAAAGTCAAGACGAAGATTCTTGAGAATGAAGACAAAACAAATGCTGAGTTAGCGAGACGAAAGGACAAGTCCGACCAGGACAAAATCGTAAAACTTCAAACCAAAAACGCCGCTGCATCAGCTCAAATCGCCGCAACACAGGCTCAGCTCCAGGCCGACCTCACTAAGAAAGAAATCGACATCACGATCTCGAAGATCGACACGAAAAAACAGGTGGAACTGTCTGGCCTGCAGGAGCGTGCGCGCCTCGAAAACCTTTCAGCCGTACAGATCGCGGACGAAAAATTCAGAATCGAAATGGAGGCTGCAAAGAAGCTAGGCGAGCAGAAAAAGCGTTCTCTCGAAGTCGACATCAAAGCCCTGCAGGGCAGTCTCGCAGGCCAACAAAAGCTCCTTGGCGCGACTCAGAACCTCAATGACCGTCCTGGCATCCTCGCAACGATCAACCAGCTCGAAGCAGACATAACTTCCAAAAAAGCAGATCAGGCAACGATTGGCGCAGAGCTCGTCAACCAGTCGGCGCTGCTGAAAGCCGACCGTGCCGCCCAGGTTGGTCAGATAAAAGAGCAGTTAGCTCAGATCAAAGCTGACGCGCAAATCGAGCTGCTCGCAATTGGCGGCAATCAATTCAGCGCTGACATCAAAAAGATCGAGTCGGATTTCAAGGACACAATTAAGAACATGGAGTCATTGGGCGACGACTCCACGGCAATCCAGAAGCTCATCTCCGCGAAGAAAGCTCAGGCAGAGATGCAAGAGATCGAGCGCCAGTACGCCAGTTTGAAGTCAAAGCTGGAGAAGCATCAGATCTCGCCGCTGGACTACCTCGACCAGGCGAACAAGCTCGAAGAACGCGGAACGAAAGCCGCTGAGGTCACGGGAAATCCTGCAGATCTCGACAAAGTGAAGAAGTCTGCGCAGGACGCTCGCGCTGAAGTGTTCGACCTGCAGACGCTAACGGACAACGTTTCGACGAGTCTCCAGGGTGGCCTTGAGGGCCTGTTTACCGACTTCATTTCTGGCACCAAGTCAGCTAAGGAGGCCTTCGCTGACTTCGCTCAGGGCGTCTTGAGTGAGGTTGCGAAGATCATCGCTAAGCTGCTCATCCAGCTTGCCATCCAGTCGATGCTTTCGGCCTATACCGGTGGTGCCAGTGCAGGCGCTGGTAGCTTGATGAGCATGGTGGGTGCCGGTGTTAAACATGGTGGTGGGGGCATCGGTGATGCGGGTCGCTCGCGGAATGTGCCATGGAGCTTTTTCCAGGACGCCCCTCGTTATCACACAGGTGGGATCATGGGACTGAAACCCAATGAAGTTCCGATCATCGCGGAAAAAGGTGAGGAAATGCTTACAGCAAGTGATCCGCGTCATCGCAACAATATTGGTAAGGGAAGTAACGGTCAGACCAGCCAGGCACCGCGAGTTACTGTTAATAACATGATCGACTCAATGTCCATCGCAAACGTTATGGAGGGAAGTCATGGCGAGGCGGCAATCATGAACGTTATTCGTGCGAACAGGAATGAGATAAAGAACATGTGATAATATATAGCTACTGACTAATAAGAATTAAAATAATGACAGTAGCTATATCAAATTATGCCAGTGGTGCAGACTGGCTTACATCTCTTTGTACTGATCTTTTGCCGTCAAACCAATGGTCGGTAGTTCGAGATACTTCTTCGGAAAAAGTATTTGGACTACCTGGCGGCGCAGGATTTGTCGCGTTTGTGATTGGTGCTGGGATTGTAGAGATTCAGGCATTCCCCATTTTCGATCCTGACCAACCTGTGTCCGCCCAGGCTGCTGGGTTTAGCTATGCGTACTCGCCATTCCTGCCGCGCTTTGTCCTGCCATCTGGCTCGGTGAAGGTATGGACAGTGGTGAATTCCAGGCGTTTGTGTGGAGTCATCAAGACGGCGTCGACGTACTACTCGTTTTACGCTGGGTTGATCCTGCCCTTCGGCTCGAACAGGGTTTATCCGTTCCCGTGCTTTATCGGTGGATCTGGCGAGATCGGTGGCTCCAAGGAGTCTGCCTACCCGTTTATGTCGGGGGGTAATCAGTATTGCCCTAAGGTCTGTTTGCCGACCGGCGCGTGGCAGATCGTCGGGGGTAATTCGGGCGGCTCCTCGTCATTCACCAGCGAATTTCCGTACTCATATTCGTACTCGTTTATCCACCCGTTTGACGGTAAATACCATCGACTGAGGGGGAAAATCGACGGCGGTGCAGTCGTTTACCCGTCCTTGGTTGTTAGCTCTGGCAGTGGGTCTGATACCGATGTGCTGAATGCGGATGATGGGGTGTGGCTCGGCTATCTGGATGGTGTCGTCGCAGTCCCGCAGGGGCGTACTACTGAGTCGTTGATTGTTGTTGATGGTGTGGATTACCTGATCGTGCCGAATGTGGCGAAGGCATCTGAGACATACGGGTTGAGGTTGTCATGAAGCACTACTCGTCACGATACACGTCAGCAGACGACCTCGTAGCAGTGATCAAACAGCGCCTGGAGATTGAGGGTTGGACTGTAAATCGGTACGGGGGTTTTGATGATCCTCGCATCGGCATCCAGCTCATGATCTCCAAGGGCGGCGCTTTTTTTTGCCTGCGGAGCTTTGGTGAATCAAGCCCGTACGTCGACTACTACGCAGCAAGCAGCATCGGCCAACATGGCGTGATCGTTTCTGCTGCGAGTGGCTATAGCGATAGCGCAGGCTTCATCACTCAGCCAGGTTTTCAGTCGTCTCCAAAGTGCTGTATCGAGTCCGGCGAAGGTGCTGGCACATGCCATTTCTTCGTCAGTGATGACTTGGTGATGTTCGTAACTGAGCGCGCAGGTGGGCTGTATTCGTGCCTGTCGTTCGGCGTATTGCCAGTTCTGTCTCCTGGAACGGGTGGCCAGTTTGTGACGTCTACTGAGAGCTACCTGAGCACACAGAAGCAGTCGCTATTCTCGAATGCTTACGCGACCTTCGGTGTTCGTCTCGCTCACGCAGAGTGGACGGGCTGGGATGTGGGTGCTCGTACCTGGGGGCCACTTCGCCCCAGTGGCCAAGGGACTCTGATCGGCGTTCCGCACTTTCACCAAAACGGCACGAGCTACGGGAACGTTGGCACCGTGTCACGTGCAAAGGGATTGATCGGCGGCCTGGATGGTCTGGTGCCCGTTACGGTATTCACAGAGTTCGGCGGCGGGTTTGCTCCGTTTGCTGAGCTACCAGAGATTTTCCTGGTGCCACTGGATTCCTTCGAGCCTAGTGCCGAGTACGTGCTCGGGACTCACCGGTTTCTTGTGTTTCCGCAATACGCCAAGGCCTTTCCGGCTGATCGGGATTACCCGCATTTCAACTTGGGCATTGCCGTGCTCTTGGACACAACATCATGAATCAGATTGCCAAGAGCTTCGGCTCATTCTTCTTCGATAACGTGTTTCTAACCCCAGAGCGGATTGATGCGGGGGTAGTTGTGCCTGGTGCAGAATTTTCGTTCGAGCTCTGGCATTCGTTCGTCGATGCGAAGGTATTAGCTGGTGTTACTCAAACCGGGGCATTCGGGGTTGAGCTCAATGGTGCTACCTCAGGGGCTTTGTACGCTTTTACCTCCTTTGCCTACGGCGTTTCTCTGAGCCAAGCAAATGGGCTTATCGACTACACGGCAGCCTTTGACTTCGGCACCGGGTCTGCGTACAGCTTTAGCCTGACGGCATCAATGGCGTTGGTGATGCCTGAGCGCATTGACTGGTCGACCCAACCCGAGATGAGTATTCAGTACCTGACAGAGGTCATCGAGTCCTTTGACGGCACAGAGCAACGCATAGCCCTGCGTGACACCCCTAGATGCTCTCTCAGCTATATGTACAGCATGACTGACGGGCAGCAGTACCTGTTTGATAACAAGATAGCTACGTCGACCGGCAGCATGATTGTCCCGTTGTGGCCGCTGCAGTGTCAGCTGTCGCGAGCAGTCTCGGCGGGAGATACATCTGTTGCACTGGAGACGATCAATGCACACGTGATGGCATCCGACACGCTTTTGATCTCTGAGGGGGATGAGTCCGAAATAGTCAGTGTCGAGTCGGTTGCCGACAGGGTCGTGACCTTAAATACTCTGGCTAAGAAAACCTTCTCTACCAATGCGGTAGTGATCCCAGCCCGAGTCGCCTACCCATCCGATGAGTCAAATGCCACATCGCTCCTGCGCGGCTTCGATCAGCACTCGATCACCTTCGACCTCGACGAGGCACAGATCCAGAAACCAACGCCAGTCGACGACTTCGAGTACCTCGATAGCAGGCCAATCTTCCCATTCAACCCTGACTGGTCTAACGACATCACCACGAAGTACAGCCGCCTTCGCGAAACGCATGACCCCCTGATTGGTGTGCGTAGCCGATACGACCGGATCAAAGGGGCGGTGAAAATTCTAAGTCAGACGTTCAGGTTCTTCTCTGAACAAGAGCGTCAACGCTTTGAGGACTTCGCTGAATTGATGAACGGAGCTCAGGGTGAGTTCTATGCTACCGGCCCAGGCCAAGCGTTTGAGCTTAGTGAAGACATCATCGGCCCAACATACAAATTCAAGATCAAAAGCAGTGGATACACTAACTCTGCTAGCAGCAACTCGCCCGCCCAAATAGTGGCAATAAAGCTGTATGATGGAGCAACTATTTACAGAACTATTCTGAGCGCCACGAAAAACCCTGATGGCACAGAAACAATCACAACAAAAGAGCTCACGAATAACCTGAAAATCAGCGACTTCGATACAATCGTGCCGCTCTATCTCGCAAGATTTAACCATGATGATTTTCGCTACATCTTCGACACCAGCGAAGTGTCGACTATAACTAAAAATATAAGACAACTACTTTATGCTGACACTGCAATCGATACAGAAAGCGCTATCACTATCTAGACCCATCGAACTCTTTCTTTTTGAGCACGGGACGGACAAATACGCATACACATCCGGCAGTCGTCAGCACCTTCACACTGATGGCTTGATCTACAAACCGCTGAGTTTGAAGCGCGGCAAAGTCCAGCGTACCGCCGAGGATTACAAGAATCAGTTGACCCTGGACATGCCTGGTGACTCACCAGTACCCCTGCTATTCCGGTCACATTTGCCGTCAAACCACGTCAGCATCAAGGTTTTTCAGACCCAGCGCGACCTGCCCGGTGAGTCGATTAACATCTTCGCTGGAGAGGTAACCAGCGTCACCTGGAACAACTCCATCGCCTCCCTAGCGTGCAACCCTGTCTCCAGATCCCTGACGCGCCAGGTGCTGCGCTGCGGCTATCAAAGCCAATGCAATCACCACCTCTACGACACGCGCTGCGGCCTGCAAATCCAGGATTGGCAAGAAGACACCAGGGTAACGGCCATCAAAGACAACGGCTTCACCGTCGAAGTAGCCAGCAAGCAAAACGAAGACGACTACTACATCACAGGCTTGTTATCAAAGGACGGAAGTGATTTCCGCATGATCACCTCGTGTGAAGGTAATGCATTCAAGCTAATGTCTCCGATTGATGGGCTCAAGGTTGGAGATGCTATTCAAGTAGCTAAAGGGTGCGATCACTCAGCAGTGTCGTGTCATTCTTTTGATAACTTCGATAACTTTCTGGGCTTCTTAACGATACCAGCGGATAACCCTTTCCAAGTCTATTAACTTTAAGGCGTATTAACATGTGGCAACTAGCCGCAATGGTCGTATTTTTTATTCTGACCGTCGCATTTATCAAAACAAAGTTATCCAAGCCAAAGGCAGCCGGTCTTGAAGACTTCAGCTTTCCCACCGCTGCGGAGAGACCTATTCAAGTTCTTGCAGGGACGCGTCGGATTTCTGGGCCTAATGTTCTTTGGTATGGAGATCTAAAAACATCGCCTATCAAAAAAGTTACCAAGTCTGGATTTAGCTCAAAAAAAACAACCGTTGGATATCGATATTACATGGGCGTCCAGCTGGGTATCTGCCATGGGCCCGACGTTATTCTCAGGGGGATTAGGGTCGGAGACAAAATGGCATGGACTGGTAGCTCTACAGGCGGTGCCATTCTAATTGAGAAGCCAACTCTGTTTGGTGGTGACGAAAATGGCTCTGGGGGAATTTCAGGCACGCTCAGGTTCTACTCGGGCACTCTGACTCAAGCTCCAAGTGACTATCTGATCGACCAGGTTGGTGCGGAACTCGTGTCGCCCATCCGGGGCGTGTCTTACGCGGTCTTGGAAGGGATGTATATCGGCAACTCATCGAGCCCGCAAGCCGTTGCGTTCGACGTAAGCAGGTTCCCGAAATCCCCAGATGATCGATATAGCGAGTACGAGCAAATCGGTCTTGATGCTAACCCCGCATTCTTCATTTACGAGATGCTCGTCAACGGGATGTATGGTGCAGACCTAGGATTCACTTCCATCGATGTGGCCTCCATCACAGCAGCGGCCAAGATCCTGCACGATGAAGGCCTAGGAATTTCGGTGGCCATCGACTCCTCAAGCTCGGCTGGTGATGTCGTGGACGAAGTCTTGAAAGTCATCCAAGGCTCACACAATACCGACCCCGCTACAGGCGCTCTAAAACTCAAGCTGATACGTAATGATTATGTTGTTGACGACCTGCCAGTCCTGACGCCCTCTATCGTGAAAAACCTAAGTGGGTTCACCAGGGGGTCTCTGGAAACCGCAGTAAATGAGCTCAAGGTTAAGTTCACAAGTATTGAGGATGACTTCACCGAGCGCACCGTCATTGCCCAAAACAACGGCCTGCGCATCCACAAAGGAGACAGTGACTCCCAAACGATGACTATGAGCATGATCAGCACCAGGGATAACGCTGCCAAGGTCGCCATGCGGGAGATGACCGCAATATCTGTGCCCCTAGCAACCTGTACAGCTGAATGCACAAGGGCACCAGCTCACTCCGAGGTCGGAGATGTACTTAGGCTCACGTGGCCCAATCTCGGTGTCGAAAACATGGTAATGCGCGTTACCGGCGTTGACCTGGGTGCTCCTCAGGACGGCGCTGTACGCCTCACGCTCGTCCAAGACGTATTTGGTGTGTTCCTCAGCGTATATGCAGATGGATCTGAGCGCGTATGGGTCAAACCATCATTTGATCCTGTCGACATCACACGCTTTGACATTATTGACGCTCCGACGATTTTGACGACAAACCAAACGGTGAGCAGCGTGCTCGTTGTTGCTGAAAATCCTGGCGTTGCGCTGGACTACCAACTGCAGGTCAAAGGGGGTGTTGATAGCGGGTACGTCGACGCAGGGGCGATGCCTTTCACGCCTCTTTTCTCGACCACGAAGGTCATGGGGACTGGATGGACTGACACGAATCTGGTGCTTTCGGGGCCTTCTGCGGAGCTCTCGTCGCACACGCCGGAGGAGGTTCGCCAGGGGCTTGGACTAATGCTGATTGTTAGTGCTGTCGGGAAGGAATGGATCTCTTACCAAACCGCCGCACTGGGCAACTCCACTACTGTGACCCTTGGCCTGATCAACCGGGGCTTGTTCAATACGAAGCCGCTGGCTCACCCTGCAGGGGCCCGAGCATGGGCTGTTTCCGAGGGTTTCGGGGTTACCGACTGGCAGTATGCGAAGAGTGAGTCTGTGTCGCTCAGGATGCTTCCGAGGACTCAGACCGGGGTGCTCGATGTCGATGATGCTGTCATTCATTCGTATAGCGTTGCAGGGGCGAACCTGGCTCCTTGGGCACCAGGGCGTGTACGTGTGAATGGCGTCGAAGGTGGGCAGATCTCGGGTGTTGCAACTGTGACCTGGAGGAAGCGTGATGGGTCGTTGCCTGCAGTTGTATTCAACGGTGACGACGTGAGTCAGGTGAGTGCTTCGACGTATCAAGTGGTCGTGAAATCGGGGAGCACTGTCGTCAAGACTGTCAGCGGGATATCCGGGGAATCTTGGGTGTTTGCTGACGAGACGGCACTGAACAGTGGTACTTACTACAGCAGTCTGGCTTTCGAGATCAGCGCTCAAAAGCCAGGGTTTGCTGATTCAGCTGTCACCAGAGTCAGCGTAACAAGGTGAGGTTAGTTTCTGACTAAAAACTTGGCTTGCTCACCGTCTGAACCGGAGCGAAGCTTCATCACCATTCGCTGAATGAATGGTATATGACTGTCGCGTTCTAGATCCGCAAAGATCATTCCTTGTCCGTTCAGGTTGTCCATTACGATCTGGATACTTGTTGAGTTTAGAATGCCCAGGTGTATCGTCTTGCAGTCAACATCATCTTTTTGGATTTTGTAGAACGTCAGGTGATGTGCGGACTTATAATTTGTCTCCCAAGCCACATGCTCAGTTTTCATGCCTGCAAGGAAAAGTGGTTGCTGAACCCCTGAGTCGGATTTTCTGATTTCGCAGAGACCACCTTGAGAGTCCTCCATCATCATGCCGGGATCAATTCCGTACTGCTTCAAGACGGTTGTATCGCCGGTAAACTTAATTCGAAGTCCTGACTTTGAGATATCGCTGACTCTGTCGTAGATGAAACCCTTGTCGATTATATCTACCTTGATTTTTGCATGGAGTGGGGTTAGCAGCTTTGCTCCATTATTTTGAGTGTAGAGATACACGTTGCCAGTGAATGTGTCGGCCATTAGCGTCCTGTTATAGCCAAGAAAAATCTCTCCGATAACCCAGAACACACACATAAAAGCAAAGAACTTAGCGAAATTTTTACGCCGCAGCATGTTCTAACTCCTCAGCTTCACGCTTATAAAATGGGGGCTCAACATTAAGCAGTGCAGCGCCAAGGAGGAATACTCCGACATTTTCCCAAATCATCTCACCCAGGAAGGGTAGTAATGTGCTGGAGCCAGGTAGGATCGTTGCCATTATCGCAATTGGATATCCGAGTAAATCCATAACTAGAGATGGGGCGTGATAGCCGTGCAGCAAATTGCGTGCAGAAATTACTGTCTCGCTGAATGTTTGAAGCTCAGTCGCAGACGCGAGTAGAAAACCTGGCGCGACGACGCTAAACATAAATATTGCCCACACCACTCGATAGATACGCATACAACTCCCTTGCTCTTTAAGTTTGCATCAATGCTACGTGCAGGCAACTAGCGTGAAAAGCGTTTTTACTACGCAGTTACATACCCAATTGTGGTTTTTCTAATAACGCCCAAACCCTCTGCGTTCCTGAAAATCTCACCAGCTCGGAGGTTCCCGATTCTGGCGTTTTTCGCAAAAACCTTGAGCCGAACGGGGGTGCCGGGTTCCAGAGTTTTTGCGTGAACAACCAGGGTTTTCAGGATTTCTGCGTTCGAGTCGAGCAGGGTTTCTGGGTTTTTCACGGTTTCTGGCGTTTCTGTCACTCCCTCTGGCATGCCAGTCACCTTAACTTCCGATGATGGCGTTTCGCTAGCCGCTGAGGCTACAACACCCGTGCTAGAGCGTCCAGAGCTTCTGACGCCAGCTAGGATGAGTGCCGGAACTATCTCCAGGGACATTGCGAAGCCGAGGCACAGAAACTGCGCAAGCAGCGGAGGCAGGCTCGACGCTTTAGCAACACCAGATTTGATGTGCGCGATCTCCAGGGAGCCTTCATTAAGGCGTGCTAGTGCCTGAGCGCGCTGAGCTGACGCACGAGAGCTTACTGACTCTTCAAGCTCCAAGGCCTTGGAAACCATTCCACGCGCACGCAGATCATTAGCCTGTAACCCCGCATCGGCGATCTCTTTATCAAGCTGTGAGATCAGTGCTGAGTCTTTCTGAGCCATGGCAATCAATGCACTAACACGGTCAGTAGTCATTACTTCGTGAGTTGCTTTGCTGACGCTAATCGAAGTCATGAGTCGATCATAAGTGGCCCAACCGCTAACACCCGAAAGCATCAGGGCGCATGCAATTGTCAGCACTGCACTTGTGCCACGCAAAACACGAATGGCAACAGGCCACGCCAGATACTTGAAAATATCCAGAAGCACGGCTGCAGACGCAAAAAGAAGCGCCAGGTTCTTGTCTTCAATCAATGCGTACATTGCAAGCGCAACAGAAATTGCAGTTACGCTAGACAAAAGGAATGCGATTGCGACAAGTAATGCCGACAGCTTTTTGCTCATCTTGAGCTCCGAAATCTCTGTATAAGCCCATTATATAAGGGGTTCCAGGCAGTGCAATAGCGTCGGCGGGCTATTTGACATCAAACTACCTTCATATAGATTGCATTTATTTATTGAGTGGGCGAGTCCAATTCAATATTATGTTTATAAGTCCCAGCCAAAAAGGAAAATAATAATGGGTATCAAGATTTCAGTTAATCACCAGGCTATCGCTGACGCACTTATTAAAAGTGGTGATTTGCATAGAGAAGATTGTGGGTGCGGGCTTTCATATGAGCATGATGATGCACAGGAATTTCAGGAGTTGATTGATATTACTCTTGATGTAATCGAAGTGTTCGGCGAAGCCGGCTTACGCGCACTTTCAAATCGTGCAGAAAGGCGAGCGGATGAACTGGATATAGAAGTTCGAGCGAAGCTGGCTAAGGCGGAGGCCGAGCAAGCATTGGGTGAGGCTCAGCTATCGGAGTATGACCAGTTGGCTCTTATGGGCGCCGTAGGCAGCATTGGAGGTGACATGGACGCATACGACCTCGCGAAGACGCTGGTGCGCCGCAAGGTCTATTCAGTGGCTGAAATTATGCGTCTCTCAAGCGTGCAGTTGAGGCATCTACTCTCGTAAAAACGACTCAGCAAGCAGTGTGGCCAGGGGCGCAGGTTTCTGGCCTTTTTCGAAGTGCGTTAGGAGTAAGGTTTTGCCGTTGCGGTCACGGAGCACCATGCCTTTTTTGACCAAGCGTGCTTCGACGTGCATCTCTGCGAAAAGCCCGAAAGCAGTCGTGTCGCCGTCCACTTGGCCATAGATCCAGCCAGCTTCGTCCGCTACGACTTCGCTGAGCACGTGGTCAGAAGGGCTGAAAGCCCGCTTTATCATTCTGCCCACACGGCGAGCTCCCTTCATCATCATTACGAAAAACCAGATCAGGGGGATCAGCGGAATAGAAATCAAAATGCCTCCCCATGTGTTGATCTGTCTGATGAACCAGCGCAGTAGGCCCCAGAGCGCTCGTAAGGGCACCGCCCAGTTGATTCTCATGATTCCCTCCGGCTGAGATACGCGAGCGCAAACAACCGATGCAGGCTAGTCGGAGCCGATGGATGAGTCTGATCAACGTCGATTACGAGGAATTCGTTCCCCTGGCTGTCGACAGCGCCGATGCCGTCACCATCTACCCAGGCCTTACGGATTCGGTGGGTAGTCATACGGTCGCCGTCTTTCGTTGAGTCGTCGACAATGCCGAAAACGAGCCCCTCAACATAGACTTCATGATTCACTTCGCGAACAACCGCCTCATAGATAAGAGATCTTGAACTCATGACTTCGACTCATCCATGTATCCTTCGAGCAAAGAAAACATCTCTTCCTGACTGATGGCTTCCTTCCGCACTAAGTGAATTAGCAGAACTTCGATTTTATCAAGTTTCACATCATCTCCAGATAGCCTTGAGAAGGTATTGGCCATGTTGTCAATGCGACCCAGTTCGGCGGTAATTCCATGCCCCTCAGCTAGAGCCAAAACCTGATCTGCCACGCTGTTATATTTACTACCCATGAATTAAATAGACCCAAGACCAATAACCTACATTGTACTGCTTGCAAGGTTTGCCAGCAAACACTAACATCAGGATTATGGGATTAAGGAGCTGCAGGAAATGAAGGGTTTCAGAAGCATCTTGAATGCGCAACATGTAGCTCAGTTATATCTTGAAAACAAGTCGATTGACGGCATAAGTAAGAGAGCTGGAGTATCAGATGAGTTGGCAAGGTTTGCATTCACTCTGGCACTCCGAAGCGTACATCCGAATAGCCTTGATTCTATTACTGACTTCAGACTCGAAGACGTTGTTGGCCTCCTGCTGGCCGATAAAGAGACCACGCAGGGCGTCAAGGATGAGTTCGATGAGTTCAGGGTTGTTTGGCGCAGGCTACATGATCGAGAGCGTGATCGGCGGGACGCGATTTGGCGACTGGAAGCGATAAAGCCAAGTTCAAAAACAGCTGAGCCATTTCTCGAATCTCTCGCTGCAATAGCTGAGTTGGACGAGTCTGATCCTATCGGGGAGGCCTGGGCGCTTAGTATTGATGAGGTGTTTGGGATGGTGCCCATTACGTCAGTGCCTGGGTGGATAGACTACATTGCGTACGACGACATTCCGGAGCCTTGGTGCGAGCGCTTCTCACAAGCCAGCACTGGATCGACGGCTACGATCCGTGGGAGCTATGCGTACGACTGGGAGAAGTTTGTGCGGTGCTGGAAGGTCGAGATGGATATGATAGTTAAACACCAGTTGGCACGTGGGAAGCCGCTATGAAAATCGTTGTGGACTGCGAATTCACCCAGCTCAATGCGAACTCTAGACTTATCTCAATGGCCTTGGTTGCTGAAGATGCCCAAGAGCTCTACTTTGAGCTAAGTGACAACTACCAAGTTGAGGATTGTAGTGCTTTCGTTATAGAACATGTAATTCCGCAACTGGATGGAGGTCATGCAGCATGCACTATTGCTTCCGCGCAGGAGAAGCTACAGGCTTTTCTGACAAAGTTTGAGTTCGTGCAAATCATGTCTGATGCTCCGCTGTGGGACTGGGAGTTCTTCTGCGAAATTGCCTATTACAAGAATAAGTGGCCTGGCAATGTATCTAATAGGCCGGTCAACCTGATCGACTTATATAACGAAACAAGTATTCAGGTAGAAGATGCGCCTGAGCTTCCGCATCATGCGTTGCTCGACGCCAGGCTGTTAATGCATTACTACAAGAAGTATCTCAAAGCGTAAGCTCATCTTCTTCTGGAATAATTAATGGTGCACCCGGAGTAAACTCAATGTAGTTGCGCTTCAGTCTGCACTCTTTCGGCTTGAACAGAGCATCAAATATCGCATCTAGCAGCTCAAGAATCTCCTGAATCAATTTCTGAACTTCGTAGTCTTTTGCCGTGAATCTGACGTAGACAGGCTTTCTTCTGCGACCGCTGACTGCGATGAATTCATAGTAGTAGATTCGAGCTCTTTCTTGCTCCTCGCGATCTCTTCTTGCAATCTCGTTCTGAAGTTCTGAAATGGTTTCTGGGTCATAGTTAATTCCTTCTTGTGTAATTAGTTTGTGCCACGTCAACCTTGAGCGTTTGAGCTGCCTGCCACTGATGTGTTTGCCGTCAAACTCGAAGCTGATGCCTTTGGGCTGGCCCTCATCGTTCAGGGAGAGGTTGATGTAGACCTTCTGCCTTCTCAGTAGTCGGGTGAACGTGAACATATCGCCGTCGACGGCGTTCGTGGCTTCGATAGCGCCCGCGATCTTTGCGATCATCTTGTGCTTCAGAGGTAGATCATTGTCGCGGATGGAAGCTTGGAGCTCTGCGTGAGTGATCGAGACGCCCCATGTGTCCTTTGGCTTCGGTGCTTTCGACAGGTTGAAGCGGTCTTCGATGCTGGACACTGACTCAAGGCTGATGCTTCGCTCATTGCTGTCTTTTACCATGCTGAATTCGTCATTAAGCCTAATGCGGTTCGCTACGATGTGGACGTGCTGGTGATCTTTGTCTTGGTGCATTACAGCGACATACTGAGTCGTTTCGTCGAAGCCTAGGTCTGTCATGTACTTCGTGACCGCCTGACGCCATTGCGGGGTTGTCAGGGACTCTCCGGGGCGCAGCGACAGCATCGCATGAAAGACGGGTTTGATGGGCTTATCAGAGTCGATAGCGAAGCGCCTGAGGGTCTCCACCTGGTCGAACTCCTTGATCATATCAGTGAGGTCTGCTTCGTTTCCCTGTAGCACTCCCGGCAGGGGGTCTTTGCTCATTGTGTTGTGGCTGATCGTCCGGATGCTGGAGATTTCATGGTCGTGCTTGGTGCAGCCAAATATGTACCGAATTCGGTTCCTGAAAGAGCCTGCTGACTTGGGAAAGATCTTGCCAATCATGCAACACCTCCCAGGTTTACCTGAGCGATGTACCTCACCTTTTCCAAGAGCTCGCTGCCTGGGCGGTCGGCGTTGATCATCGAGGCCAGGCTCATCAGCTCGCGGGCGATCTGGACGACGTCCTGCCCGACTTTAGGCTTGACCTGTCCAGTGGCAACGAAATCTCTGATGAACGCGCCTGCGGACTTGTAGCCTGCTTCAGCCATCTTTGCATTCATGGTGTCGAGCTCAGTTTTATTCAGGCGCAAAGTAATGCGGGATTCTTTGTTTTGCCTCTCAATAGTTTTCATCTTGACCCATCTTTATTATTCTAGTTATCGAGCCTCTTAACGCAACACCCGAAGGGATGTGAGTATCTAACCTTACTTGTCTGACATAGACACAACTGGCTATAAACAAGCTCTAGACTTATTATGCAAATGGAGCTTTAGGTGGTTCTAGTGCTTTTTGCACATATTTTTATTTATTTGTTTGTATACCTAAACTTTCGCAAGGTGTGAATGCGAAATCGCAGTAAGGGAGTGCGAAATCGCAAGTCACTAGAGTGAATTCGCAATCAGTGAGTGTGACTTTCGCAGTAGTAGATAGTGAAACCGCAGTGTGCTCTTGCGAATTCGCTTTGGGTGTTTGCGAAAACGGCATGGCAGGTCAGCGTGGTGACCAGGGTAAGAAATTCAGGCCGACGATCACACCAGGTGAGCCAGGGAAAAATGGGTAGTGTCAGTCGGTAGTGCCAGGATTGGATGGGCAGAAATCAGCGTTGAGTCCAACCAGTCTGTCCAATAATTTGGATATTTGGGTACAAGTGCGGTATCGATACCTGCACACAGAATGTACACGACCATGGTAACGGCCAATGGAATCAGGCTTTGGCGATCCGATCCATCATCGGGGCAACGGAGAAGCGGCGGGAGAGTGGAGCTGTTTGTAGGGACATTGGGAATCTGAGTCAACGAGGCGAGTGGCCTAGTTTATCAGGGATGTATCAGGGGTGTTTTGCGCTCTTCACCGTCTCAAGCGACAGGGGACACGGTGAGGATCCTCAATCAATGATTGTGTCGGATATCGTGGCCTGACCCTGGCGTCTCTTTAGTGCATTGCTTGCATGGAAACGTTTGTAGCCGTCTGAGTCGTTAGTTCTATGAGGGTTAACGCTCCGTCGTCAAAGGAGCAGCCTGTATCTATGTAGATCGTATTTCCCAAATAGGTAAGGGAGGAT